CGTTGCTGCTGCCCCACAATAAATTTCGATACCTCCACCTACAGATTTATCTATATCGCTATGTACTATACGAGAACCATCTGTCCCACTATCAGTATTAATTCCAAGTATTTCCTCTACTGGTGTTGCTGATGCTGAGTATTGTATATGATATTTTGCGGATATTGCCATTTTTATCCTCCTTGTTGGATAGCTTGTTGAGTCATAGCTCTAGATGTAGTTCTTTCATTATTAGCAATAAATTTTTGCACTTCTGCCGTTGCCCAAGAATAGAATTTATCAGCCTGCTTCTCATAAACACCAGAGAGTTGACTTCCTGTCTGAATCTCTTGTGTCTTCTTAGCGACATCTGCTTGATACTTACTTAATTCCGCTTGAAATTTAGCCATAGTTGAAGAATATTCTGCTGAATTCTTTGTAAAGCTTTGTTGATATGTTTGAACTTCTCTTTGTACTTCTGCTTGGTACTTAGACATTTCAGCTTGAAATTTAGTCAATTTATTCTTTTCCTCTACTTCCTCAAAAGTAGCATTTTGAATTGATTTTTGCATTTCAGATTGAAAATCTACATTAGCACCATTAAATATATTAAGCTGAACTTGAATGTCAGCATTGAACTTTCCAATTTTTGTTTGATGTTCGGATTGCCATTCTTGTGTCTGATTATTATTGCCTTGTATAATTTTATTTACTTCAGCACCATAATCGCTTAATTCAGCTTGAAATTTCTGAAGTTTCCTACCTTCAAAACCCTCATCTAATTGTGCCTCTTGTATTTTTTCTTGAATAGTCGCTTGATAAATAGACTGGTCTCTATTGAATTGCGCTTGAGATTTTGCTAAATGTGCTTGGAACTCACCTACCTTACCATTAATTACACTTAATGATGCACCTACCATCTCAGGGTCTTCACCAGTTACAAATGCAGAAGCTCCTGTAAAATCTAAACTAGGCATAGCGGGTTGTTCAAAAATCGGGGCTGCACCTGAAAAATCCGCTACACTAATAGATGCAATAGAGGGAGCAACAGGAGACGATGGAAATTCCCACGAGAGAGTAGGAAAATCCGCCAATTGCAAACTAGGTGCAACATAAACAGGCGCAACCCACGCAGTAGTATCTAAAACTGTTTTATCAATACTCGGTGCAGTAGGAAGCGTTATTGATGACATTGATAAATCAGCCCCAAAATCTGGATTTGAAGGAACGGCTGGAGCAGATACGTCTGCCCAAGCAACTAATTTGCCAATAGCTAATTGTAAAAATTCTTTTGATGCTGCATAAAATATGACAGCGTTTCTTAAATCTGAATCATCATCTACTTGAAGATAATCTGCGAAAAGGACATAGCCTTTATCCGTAGCGTCTGGAGCGGGATATATAGAAATTGTTGTACTATGATTTTTAAGATATTTAGGATGTTTATTAGTTGGATAATATAGACTAGTTGTATCTAACGACTCAACCATTCCCCTATATCTCTGGTCAAGTTCAGTACAGTTGTATGCCCCCCTCACGACTCCTAAGATACTATCGGTATCTATAAAAGTACTACCGTCTTTTATTAAGACGGGATTGTCAGAGACTTTGTCTGACTGGTGAACAAAAGTCCAAGTATAATTCTTCGGAATACTAGAAATTACAAATTTCTGAGCCGATACAATATAATTAGTGGTTGCGTCTGTTACACCAGTTAAAGCTTCTATCTCAGCTGTTATCGCAGTAAGTGCCATGATTCAAAAAGTGGGGAGTATGGTGAACAGTGACTCCCCATCATTTCTTATCTGCTATTTCCAGACTGCGTGTGCTTCAGGCATTTGCCATTCCATACCAGCTTCGGTGAGAATCATATCGACTCTCTTATCCGTACCAGTGTTCTCTAACGATTGAACACCAACATAAACTGATGTGTCACGGGATACCCCATTGCCTACAAGTGGACGATATTTGCAATGCTTCATATTAATACCAAGCATTTTAACATCCGTTCCATCAAGCATGACATGACGAGCAACATTCATATCGCCATAGAGAGTGCTGATTCTTGAAATATCAACACCAAACGATTTGGATTTTCCCATCAACGCAAAATCGGTTCTACCTAAACTATTAGCAGAGGGAGTCATTGACCCTCCTGGATTAACCATACCAACATTGTTGGAAAAGTATCCACTTAGTTTATGTAGCCAATTGTATACTGCCGTTGAGCAGAAGAACACAGTTGCTTGTGAATCATTATAGCGAGGGTCTACCAAGCTGCTCAAATCATCAAGAAAAGAATCCTGAGATTTAGTCGTTAAATCCATTGAGAAAATGTTTCCATTATTCACAATGAAATCTACTGCACCTTGAGTATAGCCAACGCTACTTACACTTGCTTGAGAACCAAAGAGCAAGGATTGTTCAACATCCCATTTATGCTCAATCAGTTTTTCACGCCAGATTCTAGCCCACTCATTAGCTTCGTACCTCAATACTGTTGCACGAGCCGTGTTTGTCATACCGAATTCAGTACGCCAAATCTGAGTTTGCCCATAGCCTGTCGAGAAAGGCTGGTCGTTCCATGTTTCATCAGCAAGTTGTGAACCTTCTCCGTAAGCACTACCAACAACATATGAACGCATCCCTTCTAGTGAACCAGAAATGGATTTATTGTAAGCTGTTTCATATGGCTTGTTGCCATTAAACGATGAACATTCCCCACTAGCTGCCTTGATAACCTTACCCGTAATTAGTACAACTGAATGTGTTCCAGATGTACCACCGTCAGGTGTATAGGTTTTATCACCAGCAGCAGCAACAGCATCTATACGCATAATAGCATATTTAGTAGGTGTGCCACCGCCAGCCGTGCCAGAAAGAGGGATTTTGACTAACTGATTTTTGAGAAAGAAAATCGGTGCTGTATCAGCTGCTCCAATTTTAATTTCTCCACTAGCCTGTCCGTAAACATTTTGAATGTTTCCTTTAGGGTAGTAATCGCCTGCCATGTATAACTTAAGGTCATCGCCAACAATGATAATTTCATGGTCATCATCGTTATCGGTGCAATTAACAAGAGTCGCATTAGTAAAAGCGTCAGTTCCAGCTTTAACTACATGACCTACTACATAGGCATAGCGTTTATGGAAAGATGGTCGTCTTTCCGTGAATTTGAAACTTGGGTCGTCAGTAGGATTCTTCCCAACTTTCGATAAAAATCGAAAGAAAGGGGTCTGAGCTATCGCCAGTTCGGATACCCTGTCACCGAAATTATACTTTCTGCGAAGTACACCAGTGTCAAGGCTTGAACCCGCGGAACCCGGAGAATCTACATCGGCTAAATTCCAATTACTTAGTTGTAATGGTGTTATTGCCATTTGTTACACTCCTTATGAGTTTATTGATTCCATAGATTTTCTAACCCTTCTTTCAGCATGGTATCAAATATAGCATCTTCTACTGTTTCTTCGGCTGTAGCCGGTGCGCCTGTTCCTGCTAATGATTGAGGCTTTTGCCTTACATTCTGCATTTGAGTCGCAACTTCTTTCCGTGTCGTTGTAGCAATATTTTCATCTCTAGATTGTCTATTCATAAGGTAATAAATGTCATCATAATTAAGGGGTCTACTTTTAGCAAATTCCATGAATTGTGTAAAAGATTCATCACTCATACCATGCTTGTCTTTAAAAGACTGTTGGTCTTGTAACATCTTCTGTCCATTTTCTTGCTGTTGTAATTTCCCATTTACGATTTTACTCACCTTCTCATTTACAATAGAATCAAAAACTTTTGCTGATTCAGACTTAGGGTCGGAAAAGGCTTCATCTGGGTCGAAGACGAAATCCTCAGAAACTCCAAGTCTATCTTTGATGCCTTGCTGTTTAGTACCATCAATATAATCTCTTACTGTAGAAATTAGATTGGGGTCTTCTCGCATACGGTCTAAAAGAGGTGCGTACTGCTCAAGTTCTTTATTTCGTGTGTTAAGACGTTTCGCCTCTCGGCTAGAATCTGAATATCTCTTCTGGAGCGTTTCAAGTTCGCCACCTTCTGTGGCTTCGGCAACAGGACTCGTTTGTTTCGAGGTTGTCTGCTGAGGAGGGGGAGCATCTGAAATCATCCCGTTTGCTGCTCTATCTAAATCTGCAAAGAACTCGCCCGGGTCATTTAGTCCGCTTCCCTGTGTGCCTGTTACGGCTTCTTCTACATCAGGGCTGCTTTGCAGGTTATCTGATTGTGTCATAGTTTACTCCTTTATGTGTGTATTTTGCAAGATTATTTTTCCTGCATCTTTTCTTGTGCTTTATCCGCCATTCTCTGACGCATTAGTTTTTGTTGTGCTTTAGATTCTAAGGCTTCACCCTGCATTCCGTGTTCAACTTTTCTGGACTTATCCCTAATATCTGCTTGTATAATTTGACGTTTAAGAGTTTCAATAGTTCCGTCTCTATCTTTTAATTCACCTTCAAGTCCATCAACCTGAGATTTTAATTGAGAGTATATTGATTTTCTCTTAAGAATTTGGTCTTTACCTCGAACATCTGTTTCTGCTAACATAGCAATATCATCAATAAGACCAGATTGATACCATCTAAAATATTCTTCAAGTAATGCCCACCTATTTACTGGCATAGATGAGCCTGCTACTACCCTTACATCAAATGAAGCACCAGCATAATCATTAAATTTTTCTATAGAGTCCCCTAAATCATTGTAAATAGGAACATTAATTGCCACTTCTCTATCCTCTATAATTGCACTAGGCTGAACAATTCTAAATACTTTATGTGCTTTATACGTCTGCTGTGCAGTTTGCATAAATACTCTACCTAAATGTTCCAATGCAGGTTCAACAATAGTTTGCATCCACGCTTTTATTCTTCGTGTTCCATGCTCGTCTTGGGCGAGTAGACCTCGATATGTTTCATGTTGCGCACCAGTGTCGCCCTGCATTGAACTGTATATTCCAGAAATATACTCCATATCCTGCTTTCCTTCCTGTACTGTAGTAAAGAAAGCGTTATTTATAGGGAGTGGCTGAACGGGGGTCGGAGGAGCAAATCCCTGTCTATACTTCAGCAACGCACCGGGAGCGGAAGAGTATTGCTCCCATTCTGCCTCTGGAACTGACCCCTCTTCATAAATCCATCTAAGATTCGATGCTAAATTAGCATTATGAATCATAAGCTGATGAGATTTATTAATTTCCTGTTGCTTACCGATAAGTGGAAGAACGGCAGACATTGGATATGGAGTTCCTGTCCACATATAAGGTATCGGTATCAAAGGGTAGTCCGTAATTGGTAATGTTGTTTCAAATAATAATGTTTCTGCCCCAAGAGAAACACTAAGTCTAATTCTAGTATCATAAAACTTAACAGCCTCAACAACAGTCTTCTTTAGTATTGGGTCTGCTAAAAATAAATCATATTCTGCTTGAGTCATAATCTGTTGTTCTATTTGATTTGATGACTCTTCTATTTCAGCTTCTAATTGAGCTTTAAATTGTTCTAATTGAGCTGTCATCTCTCTTTCAGCTTTTTCAATTTCTATCTTGGCTCTCTCTGGTATTATCTCCCCTTGAGCAGCTAACATCTGCATTTCCTGCGCCTTCTCTTTAAAAGAAACTCTAAGTTCTTGTTCTTTTAATGCAATTTGCTCTTCCGCTTGCCTTTTCATTTCTTGTACATTTGTTACGCCCGGTGGAAGTTGAATAAATACATTATACAATACGTATTTCTCTTTATTATAACATTCATAATAATCAATAACAGCTTCTTGTTCTGAACTCATTGGGTCATAAGCCTCTGAACCAATATCAGAAGGCTGAATACTATCAGAAGTAAGAGTGTCTCTAGCACTCGTCATAAATCCACTAGATTGATTATTACTTGTAGCGGCTTTAACAATCTTATTTTTAAACTCAGGAAATAAATTAATTAAATTAGTTTTAGATATATCTTTCTTAATTATAATATATGTAGCATCTCTCATTAAGAAATCCCTAGCCATAGGGTCTACATAAATATCAAATGGTTCTATTCTCTTATATACCACCTCCCCCATTCCTTTATCCATATCGGGGTCTATATCAATTTGAAACCAACCTATTCCCTTAATTAACGCATCTTGTATAACGTGTGCGTATAAAGAATCTCCATTGGATAAATGCCAACAATAATCGGCTATATCTGCGTGTATACCAGCTATATCAGTATCACTACCCTCTGCAGCTACTGCTTGCCATCTAGGGGTTTTAGCCGTGCAGAAATATTTCATCATCTCTATAACAGGGGTTATCCTATTAATAGTAAATGTAGGCATCCCAGATTCTTCTAAGACCCTCTCTTCTTTTTCTGTCAGTTGGTCATTGTGGTAAAAGTCAAAACATTTTTGAGCCTGCGATTCCCATTTGGAACGCCATGCGCCAGTAGACTTTTGGAATAGCTGGTAAACACTTTCGGCTTTTTTCTTATTACTTATTTTTGGCATATTTCTTTTTATTTCGCATCATGTCAGGATGTCGTTTTGAAAAATCCTTAGACCCGACAAAAGATTGCCAAACGCTTTTATTTTTTCCGCTGTCACTAGGCATCCCCATCTGAGTCCTTTGAGACAGACTTGCCGAGTCGGGTCTCGCAGGCTCTATTGTTTTATTGTTCTTTACTTTTAAATTCTTAGCCATCTCTTAACTCCACATGAACTAAATCATCAAAATTGTTATCTTTAATTTCACCATCACTGTCCCAGTCCCCTCCCCAGCGTACTTTTATACCCAGTTGGTGACCTATTCCACGCAACATTCCACCCATATAGTGAAACCTTTCCCTGTCGTTCCAATCAATAGGATATGGAGCAAGGTCTACAGCCTTACCTTCCATATGCCTTGAATATTTAACCTTCGTCTTCCCATTTTCAAGGAGTTCTGCTTGTCTTTCCTTAGAACGAACCCCTTCTATGATTGTAACATCCATAATTT